CATAGCAAATGCTGTTGCTTTTGGTTCTGCGTATTGAGCCTGTTGTGCAAATATTTCTTTCTTGAAGGCATCAGGATCTTCCACGTCAAGTATCTTATCCCAAATATAACTATCAGGAGCCATTGGCGTTGGACCTTCTCTAAGCATTTGTGCTGTTGAGAACCTTGCAGGATCTTCCAATCCAAGTGAATTTTTAAATTCTACTGCTAAATGTCCTGCTTTTTGAATATCTTCTGGAGATACTTCCTCGTCATAAAACTCTTTTAGCTCTTCCATCTGACCTCTAAACTGAACAGTGCCATATCTGCCGCTTTGATATTGCCATCTAAGTAACTGACCAATCTGGTAAAAAGCATTTCCCAGTGCTTCTAATCTGTGGAGTATCTGGTGACTAGCTCCAGACCTGAGAATATTTGCGGCATGCCCAGATAGTTGAAACTTTATGTCACCAAATACAACATCGGGTAGGGTTCCTTGTTGAAAATCTGAATTAACAAGACCCATAAATTGACCTGCATCCGCAATCAGTTTCATTTCAGGTGCTAATTCAATATTTTCGCCTTCTTTAAGTTGAATGTTCGTACCTTCTTTGTACGGATCATCCATTAATCTAAGCCTGCCATCTCTGGATCTAAGTATAAGTGGATGCTTTACAGCCCTTCTTACAAGTGTCATCCAGTCTGACATAGACTTATTGTGAACATCAATTAAGTTTCTAACCTGTCCAAGTACACTTTCGCCTACAAACTCCATGCTTGTTGACTTGTCATCTTTGCCTTGAACCATAGGTGATGGTCCTACGAATCCAACGAATCCCGGACATTGTGGGTTTCCAAATCCATCTGTCACCTTGTGTTCTACAGGTTTAACTAAATATTTATCTTGTGCAACTACGCATCTAACTTCTTTATCAATATATTCGATTACTTCGATATCTTCTTCTTCTACACCAGCATTTTGTTCTGAAAAATCTACCCCATACATATTCTGAATTGCTGAAGCAGATCGATATCTTGAGTATGCAATCCAATTTAATCCCATATCGCCAGTATCCCAAGTAGTGTGCATCGGATCCCAAACATCAATTTCACACATTACCTGTTCATTTAGCTTGTTAAACATGGCTTTTCCTGCAAACCAACCTCTAGTTCCAATGTAAAAAGCAATTTGATTTTGAAGGTGTGGGTGCATAAGGGAAGTTAATCTGTCGTTTGCCATACGAATACATCCCCTTACAAACTTTTCAAACGCAACCCCTGACTTTCTTGAGTCAGCATCTTTAGCATTAAACGTAGTTCTGACTACCATTATTGCTTCTGAAAGGTAACTGATAATTTTATCAGTCATGGTTCTTGGTTTATTCGTGGTGTAGCTTTGATATCCTTCGCCAGCATCATATTGGTTCAGGGTGTAGTATTCGTAATCTTGTTCCCATCTGCTTCTTAAATCAGAAAAAGCAGTATGGTCTCTCTTAGTTTCAACTAATTTTGATATATTTTCTGGTGTTATTTTTTTCTTTGCCATTTTATATCCAGTAACTTACTTCTGCTTCTCTTTCTATTTCAAAAGGTCCTCTGGCATATCCAAATTCGGATATCAGTCCATAAGTAACTGCCTTTACAGCGTGATTATACCTGTCTCTCGGCGTTTGTCCAAGTACATTGCCTTCTTTGTCCATTGCCCAACTATAAACTTGTGCCCTTCCGGTAAATGGATTTGGTCCGCCACCAAGTTCTGAAATTAAACCTGTACATCGTGGGTTAATTACCATATTTGGGTCTCCAGATATTGGGTCTATCTTCAAAAACGTGTTAAATCTTTCAATTCCGTCAGTTATTCTTACTCTAATCGGCTCAAGATACAATCCTGTTTTTTCTAGCCATACTTCAGTTTGAGACGGCATAGCTTGATGCTGGGTTCCCGCAACGTCAATCGCTCCACGCTTGTCAGCAAACCCCCACCAACTTTTCATCTGAGCCATATCTACAATCTCTGGACCAATCTTTTCCTGCTCATATATTTCATCAAAAATTCTTACCTGTCCGTTGATAACTTGAGCAAACATAACGGCGTATGCACTTTCTGTTGCCCTAGAATATCCCGGATCAATCCAAATATACACAGGATAATCTTCAACATAATCAATATCTTGGATATGAATCTCATTTCTAAACATTTCATGCACTCTACCCTTTGGTGGTGCAGGGATTCCAGCAATTCTCTCTTTATACCACGAATCCGAATGATCTCTAAGCATCTTTTCTATCTCTGGATCGTTCTCTCCTTCTGGAAATAACGCCAGATTACTCCATGTAGGCAGCGAAAAACTTTTAGAGTCCTCTGTTTTCTGAACAGCTGGGGATTGCCATGCGGTAAATCTTTCAGGATACCATCCTAAACTACTTTCAAACGTACCTTCCAGCAATAACCATCCTCTACTCTCAACTAAACGCTCTTGCAGTCTCCAGAAACTTTCCAAATCAATTTGAGATGCTTCGCAAGCCACTATTCCTTTGGGAGATTCCATCGCCAGAGTCTTATAATCACTCGCAGATTTAGTCTTTATCAAAATTGGTGGATTCATTCCAGAAACCGTAATAGTACCCGGATTTATAGGCTTAGTCACATCTCCAAGTAACGATAATTTAGCAAGGTCCTGAGAAATATAGCTAAATTCTGCACGGGTACGCTCATAATCAGCAGCAACTAACCAATACACATCTCCCGGTTTAGCTGTATTATTAGCAAAACTTTCCAATATCTTATGAACTAGATACACACTAGCTAATCTACTCTTACCTGCTCTTACACCACCCGCAACTAATTTATACCTACTAGGGTCATTTATAATATCATTCTGCTCTAGAGACGGAATAAAGCCCATCTTATCGAATAATACTTGCCGTGTCTGTTCATCCATGCTTATATCTTACATGCGAATATGTAAATCTGTGAAGTAGTCCTTCTCCACTAGTACACCCCTCCCCTTAAGCTATACCCCTGTAGTAGGCGTATAGCTTATGCAACGATCAATCACTATCGCTCTTGACCGTTGCCCCAAAAATTTTAGGTTGTGAGCGATACAGACCGGGAAGAGAAAATATAGATTTTTAGATATTCTGGTTATCTGGATATCTGAAGGATAGAAGCGGAAATATAGTCAGTCTTTTATCTGTATATTATCTGGCTGTTTATCTAGCTCTAGCGGTGGCGTTGAAGCCTGATTAATTGCCCGTAAAGTGGCTATCAGTTGCCCTGCTGTATCGTTGCCCATAAGCCCGGAGACCTTCGGGAAGTCTAACGGCTTGAAGGTTTGCAATAGATATAGCGTAGCATTAGCCCGCCTTGCATCATTGAGCCCGCCGTATTGAATATTATTAAGCGTTTTTAATGCCCAACGTGCATGACTAACCGAAATAACCCTAAACACAGTCATTGCCCGTCTAGCTTCCTTGTCGGGTATTATTCCTGCTTCCTCATATTCTTTGGCTGTAGTAAGTAGATCCTGCAAAGAACTGCGGGGAATACCTAAAGATTCACCGGATAAATAAACACTTCCGGTCTTCTCAATAGACCTACATAAACGCCGTAATTTTCTGAAATTAAGTCTTTTAAGTGTTTTTATGCCTAACATTCTATAAATATTATATTTAGATATCTTTGTTTATAACAGATCAGATGATATTATATATTTATCAGTATACAACTAGATCTATATATATTGGGGCTTCCAATAGATATAGATAGATAAGGAGAAGAAATATGTATATAGATATAAAAGACCAGAACGGGGATATTGTAGCCCTTCCCGTAGTGGTAGAAATTGCGGGTAGATTGTTCGTGTCGGTTCAAAGTTTGGGCACCAACTTAATGGAAGGCTATTATGGGGATTCGGATGCTTATGAAGTAAACGCAGGCTTAAGAAGTGCGGGTATTTTGGCTAAGTTTGGCAGGAAGTGGAAGCATATTGATCACGATGGTTTAACTCAAAAAATTACCATCAAGATGCCTAGTGCTTACGATCAGTTTTTATCAAGTGCTCAACACTTCATAAAAGAAAAATATCCATCTAATCGTGTTATGTGGGTAATAACGGAAGAAGGGGAAAAAATAGACGGCACTTGGATGGCTAAAACTCAAGATTTTAAGGCATTTTTAAAGGCTTTAATTAATCTTAATGCACCAACGGAAGCGGGGAGCGGAAGCGGTGTTTTTGCTAATGCTGTTGAAATCTTATTCTATATTTTTTGGGATCATTTACCCGCAGACTATAGGACAGAAGCCGAACATAAAGAATTATCATTTTTATGCGATGGCAAGCAGTGCAAAGAGACCGAAGAACTAGCCATGCACTGGAGCGGGCACCAACCGCCACCAGTTGAACAAGCCCTTCAAAATGCTGAACTAAACAACGGCACGGCAACGGCTAGCCTATCAGAAGGGAGCGTTTAATAATGGATATTGAAATTAGTGTAAACCTTGCGGGCTTTACTATCGGGCAGGCGGTGGATAAGTTCCTAGATTTAAGGCTTAAGAATTACAGCAAAACCGAAGCGGGGAACCTTCGGGCTGTAGTTGTTGAAGCCTTGCATAAAATAGACGGGCTAGACCTAACATCCAAATTTGAGCCGGTCTCC